CCCAGGCACATTTTTTCACGAGTTTCAAACCCGTAACGCTAGTAGATTGTTGGACTTACTGAAACGGATAATTTTTAAAAGGGTGTTTTTGGGTTTTGCGGTGTAAAATGCACGTTGAAAGGGATGCTTGATGGCGAAAAAAAAGGCTGACTTGGAACCTGTTGGCAGGGTAATGGAGCGAACGAAAGGGGATTGACATGGGCCTACGAGGACCGCCACCGACGCCGCAAAAGGTTTTGGAAATGCGCGGCAGTTGGCGCGCAAAAGAAATTGCCAAGACGGGCGTGCAGGTGGACCCGGTGATACCGGAGCGCCCGAAGTGGTTGACGTCAAAGGTCTCCAAGGCGGCATGGAAGCATATCACGCGGATGTTGGGCAACGCCCGCATCATCGCCGACCTGGACCAGAACGCCCTGGGGCGCTACTGCGTGCTGCTAGAGCAATGGCTGACGTGCAAGGAATGGATCGACAAGCACGGCATGGTCCACGGAGTTAAGGGCGCCGACGGGGCCCTACAGGGCGTCGAGGAGTGGCCGCAGTTTGCGATGGAGGTCAAGCTATCGACGTTGCTGGGCAAACTTGAGGCGCAGTTCGGCTTGACGCCGAGCGCCAGAGCAAGGATCAGCGTGGGGGTCACACCGCAAAAAGATGAAGCGGCCGAGAAGAAAAAGAAATACTTTACTGACGCCGGGTGAAATCGGGTCGAAAGACCTAAATCTGATTTCAGCCATCCCTGGATATGACCCGTGCGTGACAGCAAAAGGGCATCTGTTCGACGTTGAAAAAGCTCACCGTGCCGTCGAGTTCTTCCCCGAAATGCTTACTCACGTCAAGGGCGACAAGGCAAAGACGCCATTCAATCTGGAACCGTGGGAAGCCGCGATAGTCGCCAACGTGTTCGGGTGGGTGGAACCGGACGGCCGGCGTCGATACCGCGAGGCGTTCGTATTCGTACCTCGCAAGAATGGCAAGACGACGCTGATTGCGGGATTCTGCTTGTTCGTTCTGGTTGCCGACGGCGAGCCAGGCGCGGAGATCTATTCGGCGGCGGCCGACCGCGAACAGGCAACGCTGGTCTTTGATCAAGCCAAGGGCATGGTCCACCAGAACCCGCTTCTGTCTGAGCGCCTCAAGATCTATGGGGGCCTGGGACAGCGGGCGATCATGTACGAAAGCCAGATGTCGAGTTACAAGGTGATCTCCGCGGACGCCGACACCAAACACGGCTACAACACACACCTGGCCGTGATTGACGAACTGCATGCGCAACCGAATCGCGAGCTGGTGGACGTGCTGGGGACCTCGACGGGATCGAGACGACAGCCGCTAATTCTTTACATCACGACAAGCGACTATGAACGGCCGTCGATTTGCAACGAGAAATATGACTACGCGACCAAGATCCGAGACGGAATCATTGACGACGCCTCGTTTTTGCCGGTGGTCTACGAGGCCACGAAAGACGACGATTGGAAGGACCCGAAGATCTGGCGCAAGGCCAACCCGAACTTTGGCATTTCGGTTTCTGAAGAATACCTGGCACGGGAGAGCAAGCGGGCGCAGGAGGTTCCGTCTTACGAAAACACTTTCAAGCGCCTGCATTTGAACATCCGCACCGAGCAAGCAGAGCGGTGGATCCAGATGGAGCACTGGGACCTGTGCGGCGGGCGTTTCGACAAAAAGGCGCTGATTGGAAGACCGTGCTTCGGTGGCCTGGACCTGGCGTCCACCATCGACCTGGCGTCGCTGGTGCTTTATTTCCCGAATGACGACCATAAACTCTTGTGCTGGTTCTATTGTCCGGCAGACCGCATCCTGGAACGGTCACGGCGCGATAAAGTGCCTTATGAGCTGTGGCGCGATGAGGGCCTGATCACGGCGACGCCTGGGAACGTGATTGACTACGAGTTCATCAAAACAGACCTTTTAAAGGTCTGCGAAACCTACGACGTTCAAGAAATCGGCTTCGACCCGTACAACGCCCGACAACTATGCGTGGGCCTTGCCGATCAGCACGGTTTGCCTATGATCGAATTTCGCCAAGGGTATCTGTCGATGAATGACCCTTGTAAAAAGTTCGAGATGATGGTCATATCGCATACTTTGGACCATGGAGGACACAAGATTTTGCGTTGGATGGCGAGCAACGCGGTGATTACGCGGGATCCGGCAGACAACATAAAAATCAACAAGGCGAAGGCGACGGAGAAAATTGACGGCATCATAGCGGCGGTTATGGGACTGGGTTGCAGCATGGCGAAGACGATCAAAAAGGAATCTGTTTACGAAAAGCGAGGGGGAATATTCCTTTGAAAATCGGCGCTGACGTGGTCGGTGATATTTGCATTCTTGCGGGACTGGGTATTGTGATCTATGGGGCCTACCTGATATATGCGCCGAGCGGTATCATTCTCGGTGGTGTGGGCATGGTTGCGGTTGGGTTTGGATTGATCCGTCCGCATATCCGGCGAGGAAAATAGGCTATGCTTTTCGACAGGCTTTTGAGCAAGCGCGGATCGACACCGATTGACTCCGACGTGGGCTGGAATTACATGTCCGGGGGCTTGCAGACGCAGGCGGGCGTCCGGATCAACGAACAGACGGCGCTGAGCATCGCAGCGGTATGGGCGGCAACGCACAACATCTCTGAGGACATCTCTAAACTTGGGTTGCCGCTCTACCGCTTCACCGATCCAGAACGCCAGAACCGAGAAAAAGTTTATGACCATCCGCTCTACGCGATTTTGAACGAAGCTCCCAACGCTGAAATGTCGGCGATGACGTTTCGTGAGACGCTGACAGCGCACTTGATGGGCTACGGGAACGCCTATGCTGAAATCATTCGCACTGGATCCGGCGAGGTCAAGCGCCTTGAGATCCTGGAACCGCAGAAGATGGAAGTACGGCGAGTCGATGAAAAGATCGTCTACAAATACGACGGGTCCACCGTGTTGCCAGCGCGGAAGGTGCTGCATGTCAAAGGCCTGGGCTACAACGGACTGATGGGCTACAGCGTGGTGCGGATGGCGCGGGAATCTCTTGGACTGGCGAAGGCGGCCGAGGGCTTCGGCGCTGCCATGTTCGGGAACAACTGTCAGCCTGGCCTCGTGGCCGTGCATCCTGAAACGATGTCAGAGCAGGCAGAGCAGAACTTGCGCCGCACGCTTGAGCGCGCTGGGAAGGGCGAGAACGCCTTTAAGGTGCTGGTGCTCGAGGAGGGGCTGAAGCTCGACAAGTTGGCGATCACGCCAGAGGATGCCCAATACCTTTCAACCAGGAATTTTGAAATTGAAGAGGTCTGCCGGTGGTTCAGGATCCCACCGTCAAAGATCCATCATCTGCTCAAGGCGAACTTCAACACGCTTGAAATGCAATCGCTGGAATACGTCACCGACACGCTCATGGGTTGGTGCGTGCGATGGGAAAAGGAAATCAAGCGTCAGCTTTTGAATCAGCCAGGGGACCGCGACCTTTACGTTGAGCACAACCTCGACGCCTTGCTTCGAGGCGACATCAAGACGCGATCCGAGAGCTACGCGAAGGGCCGTCAATGGGGCTGGTTCAGCGTCAACGACATCCGTAAGAAGGAAAACATGCCGCCGATCGGCGAGGCCGGTGACGTTTATCTGTCGCCGGGCAACATGGTGGACGTCGAAAACATGGACCAGATGATGCCGACGCCAGCGCCGCAACCGGCGCCCGCACCAGAGCCAGACGACGAAGAGGACGAAGAGGACGAAGAGGAGCGCAAGGTTGAGGCCATCGACCGAGCCTTATGTCGATCCATCGAAAGCGCGATGGGGCGGCTGTGCCGTGTCGAGGAAGACAAGATCGCCAGGGCCGGCAAGCGCAACGATTTCGATGACTGGATGAAAGGCTTCGTGATCTCCCACGAGGAATACGTGTGGAGCGCGCTGAATGACGCGGTGCGCAATATCACGCCGCTTTATCACGCGCACGGGCGTAAGATAGACGAGGCCGAGCTGACAGCCAGGATCTGCACGTCTCACCTGAAGCGGCTTGGAAAGTGGAACTTGGAATCAGAGCCAGAGGCCGAAGTGATCCATAATGCGATCAAGGAGCTGCGAAAATGAAGCGAGAAATCAGAACTTTTGGCATGACCGGGATCGAGATCCGCAAGGCCGGCGACAAAAACATGCTTGCCGGACATGCAGCGCTTTACGACAGCATGAGTCGGGACCTGGGCGGATTCAAGGAGGTGATCAAACCGGGCGCATTTCGACGCGCCATCGAAGAAAAGCAGGACGTCAAAGCGCTATGGAATCACGATTCAGGCGTGGTGCTTGGGCGAACAACCAGCGGCACACTGCGAATTGCCGAAGACGACAAAGGACTGGCGATTGAAATCGATCTGCCAAACACGACGGCGGCGGCAGACCTGCGGGAGTTGATTGCACGCGGTGACGTCGATCAAATGAGCTTCGCTTTCATCACGCGATTGGACGAATGGACCGAGCGGATCGTTGACGGTCGCATGTCCGTGGTGCGTGAACTGCAAGATGTCGATCTTTACGATGTTTCGCCCGTCACGTTTCCGGCTTACGAGGAAACTGACATTGCAGTGCGGGCCTTCGAGCAAAAGCGCAAGCGCGATCAAGACGACGTTTCAAAGCGCCATCAAAATTTGATCAGAAAGATTAATCTTGTGAAAATAATTGAGAATGCGTAGTTTTTTATCTTCACCTTGGGTGAAATGCGCTCTTTGGGCGTGAAAAACAAGCGAAAATGCAAGAAAAAGGGCTTAAAAATGAAGACAATCGAGCAGTTAAAGGCCGAAATTAAGGCGTTGCTTGAGGAAGCACGCAAGCTCAAGGCGCTTTGCGAGACCGAAAAACGAGAGTTTTCGGAAGACGAAGGAAAGAAAATCGACGAAATTATGTCGAAAATCGAGGAGAATCGGGCTGCAATCGAGCGCATCGAGAAGCTGGAAAGCAGGAAAAACAAGCTCGAAGCGCTGGATTCTGAGCTGAATCAGCCTGAAAAACGCGAAACCAAGCCGTCCGAACCAGAAAACAGAGCAGAAAAGGCGAAGTTCGTACTGCCGGCGAGCGCACGGGCAACTCGCTGCAGCAACATCAAAGACGACACCTACACCGGCATGAAGGCCAACGAACGAGCCTACCGCATCGGTATGTGGATCGCCGCGACTCGTGGCAATCGCAAGGCCAAGCGGTTCTGCATGGAAAACGGGCTCGAGATCGTCGGTTGGGACGACAAGAACGAAAAGGAAGTGCGCCTACACTCCGAGGAACTGAATTACCAAGGCGGCTACCTGGTGCCGGAGGAAGTTGACAACGCGATCATAGACCTCAAAGAGCAGTACGGCATTTTTCGTGGCCTGGCTCGCAGGTCTCCGATGTCCGGCGACACCAAGAATCGCTCACGCCGCAAGACCGGGCTGACCGCGTATTTCGTTGGTGAGGCTGCGCAGATTACGGAGTCCAGCAAGACCTGGGACAACGTTCAACTGGTTGCCAAAAAGATCGGCGTATTGACTCGCATGACCAACGAACTCAGCGAGGATGCCTCGATCAACGTTGCCGATGACCTCGTTGGGGAAATCGCCTACGCGTTCGCGAACAAAGAGGACGAGTGCGGATTCAATGGCGATGGGACTTCGACCTATGGCACGATCTTCGGCGTATGCCCGAAGCTCTTGGCTGTGAGCGGAACCATTGGAAGCATCAAGGGGCTCGTTGTTGCGACCGGAAATCTGTTCAGCGAGTTCGCTTTGGCCGATTTCAACAAGGTCGTTTCAATTCTGCCTGAGTTCGCCGACACTCCCAATGCTGTATGGGTTTGTCATAAGGTGTTCTGGGGCAGCGTGATGCAGAAGCTCATGCACGCCGCTGGTGGCAATACGGTCATGGACCTACAGGGCAAGATCGTGAAGTCATTCATGGGTTACCCGGTTGTTATCAGCCAGGTGATGCCCAAGACCGACGCCAATAGTCAGATCGCCTGCTTGCTGGGCGATTTCGGCCTGGCGGCTGATTTCGGTGATCGCCGAATGACGAGCCTTGCATTCTCCGAGCACGCGACGGTCGGCGGTGAGAGCGTTTTCGAGTATGACGAGGTCGCCGTGCGCGGGACCGAGCGCTTTGACATCAACGTTCACGACATTGGTGACACTTCCGTCGCCGGGCCGGTGGTCGGACTGATCAGCGCCGCGTCGTAACCATCCTGACGGACCTGTGGCCCTGGCCTGGCGCCGGGGCCACAAAACAAAAAGAACTTGCATTTGTGAGGGTTGAGAAATGAAACAGATCCAAAGGGCAGTCAGCGAGGTGGCGCTTGCTTCGCAGTTGGTAACGGACGGTGCGACGGTGACCGCGAACGTTGACATGCGAGGTTACAACGCCGCAACGATTCTCGTGAATCTTTCGATTGAAGAGACGACGCACGCCGCGAACAGCACGCTGTCGTTGCTGTCATGTGACACGACTGTCGTCACGAATTTCGCCACGGTCGTTGCCAACAAGAGCCTTGACCTGACGGCAGCAAAACAGCATCGGTACGAGGTCGATAACCTGGGCGGCAAGCGTTACCTGCGGTTGTCGTTCACGGCCGGCACGACCACGGGCGGGAACGTCATGGTTGGAGCAATCGTATTGAAGGCCCGGGGCGATGGTCCGGCCAGCACTACCGCAATGGTTGCCAGCACGAACGATTCAGTTCAGGTTGCATAGTTGTAATGGCGGGCGGTGATCCGCGTCACCGCCCGCCATAAAAAAAGCGTGGGGACGCTCATGGGTAAAAGATTCATTTGGCTTGCCAGTTATCCAAGGTCTGGATCAAATTACCTGCGATATTGCATTGAACAGATCTACGGATTAAAGACCTTTAGCCGATATACAAACGATCCGTATGACGATGCCTTTAACGATGGCGCGCCAAGTGTGGCAAACGCTGAACACATTCGCGCTACGCAATACCCGTATTATGCAGTCAAAACACATGGACACGACCTTGAGGTTGCGACACGCGATCCGGCGATCCTGCTTGTTCGTGACGGTCGCGACGCGATCTGTTCTCACGCGCATTACGACATGGAATGCGGCTATACGCGCAACACAAATTTGAAATACGAAACTGTTTTGAAGGCGCTTATTGAGGGCCGACTGAAGCGGTTCGACGGGAAATGCTGGGACTGGGGCGCGCACGCCAGGGCGTGGACGCAGCGCCAGACACCATTAACCGTTATCAAGTTTGAGTTCCTTATCCGTGAGCCGATTGAGGCCTTAAAAATCGCATTCAACGAAATCAGCGTGAATTTTGAACCGATCAAAATGATTGAACTTGAGACGTTCGAGGAGTTGAAGCGGCGCGATGCCATACTGTTTCGAAATGGCGTCAAGCGCGTCTATCGCAAAGAGATGCCGAAGGATCTGCAAGATCTGTTTTTGGAGCGCAACGGGGACATGATGAGGAGGTTCGATTACAAGCCATGAGTGATTTAAAACTGAACATTGGAAGCGCAAGGGTAAAGATTCCGGGATATATGAATATTGATCGGACGCTGGGAACCGAGGCCTATCCGCTTCCGCTGAACATCGTCCAGGACAATGGGAATTGCATCGCGATTACAGACGAAAGCGTCAAGGAAATTCGCGCAAGCCACGTGCTTGAGCACTTTGGCTTCGATGACGTTCCAAAGGTGCTCAAGGAATGGGCGCGCGTGCTTGCGCCAGGTGGCCGGATGTTTATCAGCGTGCCGGATTACGATAAAATCATTGACTTGCGGAAGGCGGGCGATCCACGCTGGCATCTTTATTTAATGGGCGGGCAAACACATGCGAGCGATTATCACGAAAGCGTTTTTGATCGGGCAAGATTGCATGGTTTGATGGAGGACGCCGGGTTGGCGCATATTCAGGTTTGGGACGGATCAGACGACACGTCCATGCATCCGTGCTCTTTGAATTTGATGGGAATCAAACCAATGCAAAAACAAATATCCGGACCTCCGTCCGCGGCGCACATCAAACAGATGGAGATCAAAATCATGGCCGTCTGTTCGATTCCAAGGTTGGGATTTAATGACCATTGGGGCTGCATCCACGAGGCCTTGCAGCATTGGAATATCCCGCTTCGGCGGTTCACAGGGGCATATTGGGGTCAATGCATGCAGGGGGCTCTCGAAGGCGCATTAAAGGGCGACGCCGATTGGATCCTGACGCTGGATTACGATACGATGTTTTCGCCTCAACACCTGGATGCGCTGTTTGGAGCTTTCGGCCGGAATGCCCATATCGACGCCCTGGCGGCGCTACAGCGAAAAAGAAACGCTGACACGCCTCTTTGTACTGTCAAGGGCTGCGAGAAGCAGGAGGTGGACGGGCAGCCGTTTAAGGTCAACACGGCGCACTTCGGGCTGACTCTGATCCGATCAGCCTCCCTGCGGAAGTTGCCCTTGCCGTACTTTGCACATGAGCCGGGACCGGACGGGACATGGACCCATTTCGACCACGTTGATGATGACATTTTCTTCTGGAAATCGTGGGAAAAGGCTGGGCTGACGTGCTACGTGCATCCTGACGTTCGGATCGGGCATCTCGAGATGATGGTCACTGGATTCGACGAATTCCATAAACCCGAGTGTATGACGGTCGGGGCGTGGTATAATAAATACAAGCCCGAAACGCTGCACGCCGGGCTGGGCTGAGGGTAACAGATGAAAATCCGATTCTTGCGACCGTATTTCATGTACGCCAAGGGAGAAATCATTGAGCCTGACAAGCCGGTGCGTGACATTATGCTTGCGCGTGGGCTTTGCGAAATCGTCGAAGGCGAGAAGCCGGACAAGAAAAAGGCGGCGCCGTTGATGGAGGTGGCCAGCATTGAACCGACAGAGCGGGCGGTTGCCCGCGGGCCTGGACGACCGAGGAAAATATGATCGGTGAGCTGAAGGTGCTGCTTGAGTTGATGCGCAATGACCCGCAGGCGGCGGCGCGTGAATTGGATATTCTGGGCGACAGGTTGAAAAACCTTGCGAAAAAACTCAGACAAGCTGACAATCGAATTTTGAGGCTGTTTTCGTCGCAAGGCTTTTCTCAGCCATGCGGCGCCGGCGACAGGGTCATGGTCGAGGTCTACGGACCCGACGGCGTTCTCAAACAGAGAACGCACACATAGGAGGACATTCATGCTCAACTCGGAAAACTACATCAGCGAACTTATAAACAAGGTCGCGTCATTGGAGGCCGCGAATTCTGCACTTGAAAAGCATTCACCGTTCCGCGCAAAAAATCGGATCAAGATTCGTTTGGTCGGGCCGGATGGCGTGATCAAGCAGGAGTTCGACCACGTCGAGAACATCATGGCGACCTACGGACTGAACTGGCTTTGCGAGCGCATTGTCACGGGTGGCGAGGCGTCGAGTTGGGTTCAGCGGATGGGCATCGGCACGAGCACGACGGCCGCGGCATCAGATCAGGCATCACTGATTGCCAGCACGGCGTCCGTTCACATTTCCGATGCGTCAATGGATGCATCAGACGCCGGCAACATGAGCTGCAATTTCCAGGCGACCTTTGCCAGCAACAATCCGGCGGGCGCGGCGGCGATTAACGAGGTCGGCCTGTTTGGGGGGACGGCCCTTTCTGGAAGCATGATCGCCAGGTCGGTGTTGGGCGCGGCGAGCATCAACAAGGGGGCGTCTGACTCCATTCAGATCACACACCAAGTTGTATTCACAACTGGATAGCATTCTACAACTCGCTCAGGTTTGGAGCCTGGGCGAGTTTTTTTAAGGGTTTCGTGGGGAAACATCGATGAAAGCACAACAACATCCGCGTATTTCTATTGCCATTTGCACACCTCAGCCTTACACGCGGGGGCGCGATGGATCCATTATGCTGGACACGATCACGGTCAACTGGCAACGGGCAAGGGCCGGCTTGAGCGTGCCGACGAATTTCAACAGCATCGAAATGTTTGCCGACGGCATGGAGGTCGGGGACGCCCGCAACAAGGTGGCGCTGAAATGCATTGAGTCGTCACCTTCGCCAGAGTTTCTTTTCTTCATCGATAACGATGTTTTGATCCCGCACGACGCCTTGACGAAGCTTTATTTTAGGGCGCAGACGCGGCCAGGGTACGACATTTACTGCGGCGTCTACTGCTGCAAGTGGACGACGCCATGCGAGCCGCTGATCTACGCCGGGGATGGCGGGGGACCCTATTGGGATTGGGCTGTAGGGGATCTCCTGACAACCGAGGAACACGGGATCACGAGTGTCCACATGGGTTTGACTCTGATCAGGACGAGCCTTTTCAAGCGCATGGTCGAAGCCGGATACGGTGCAGAAAAGCCGATGTTCTATTCACGCTGTGAGAAGACGGTCACCGACAAGGGCGAATTGAAAACGGCGCGGGGAACCGAGGACATCTATTTTTGCCAGATCGCCGTGAACGAATTTGACGCCAAGATCCTGGTCGATACGGGCGTGCTGGCCGGGCACATAGACAAGAGCACGGGCAAGATCTGGGGCCTTGAGGCAACTTCGCCACCGATCCAGCGGGCGCGGCGGCTTTACGCTGGGCAACCTGGTGGATTTTCTGAAGAAACTGGACTGGTCGCCCTGGACCTGGGGGCCGGAAATGCGCGACGGGTCTGGGAAGGCTACAAGACCGAGACGCTGGACATCCGCAAGGAATCCGGGGCCGACTACATCCAAGACACGCGGATGATGACCTTTCGGGACAATACCTTTGACCTCGTTGCCTCAAGCCATCATCTCGAGCACATCGGACGCCTGGATCAAGATCTCGTGTGGGCTGAAATGTTTCGCGTTTGCAAACCAGGCGGCGGGATTGAGCACATCATTCCCGACGTGTCGTGGGCGGCGCATCAGATCGAGCAGGGCATTACCGACGAGCACGTGCTGAATGTGCTCTACGGCGCGCAGGAGGCGCACGGTTACGCCCGCGAATTCAACCTGCACTATTTCGGCTACACGCCAGAGCTTGCGATTTCGTTTGCAAAAAAACATGGTTTCGTTGATGTTACCTGCAAGAATTGGAAGGACGATCCGGCGCTTGGTTACAACATGATTTTGACGGGCTTCAAGCCGAGCGTGAAAGAGGAACGGGCGAAGGAGATTGAGGCGCTGCAGTTGACGCCTCGCAAGCGCAAGAAAAAGCAGTGACTATGTTGGACCGCGGCGAATGATTATAGATTCAAACCGCGCAGGATGAGCCGGATATGCAGGACATCTCACAAACAACCAAACAGGAGTCCTACGCCATGACAAAGGCGCAACTGCTTTCAGATCTCGCAATAAAATCTGCCGGATCGATTCTTTCGACGGAACTGGTTTCGACAGCCGGTGCGGTGAAACGATACCTTTCAAACGTCTATTCAAAGGGCGGAGAAAATGATTCAGTCCCAATCGCGCAGATTTATTCGGTTTATTTTCTCGTCTACGACGAGGGCGGCGCGGGCGAGGATGCGCGATATTCAGATTCAGGATTTAAAAACATCGTCGAGCGCAATCCAACCGGCAGCACGCTGCTTGCAATTTACGGCATCTTTGCCAATGACAAACTCCGAGAGCGCGTAGTTGGTGCAATCGCAAAGGCCATTAGATCAAAGATGGGCGGCACACCAACTGATGGCGACAAACGAGTCGTAAAATATTCAGTCACACATTTCACAGGACTTGTCGATCTGTTCATGGGCTACGTGGCAAGCAACGGAACGATTCAGTCTAATGGCGGCTCGGCATCGGACTCTGATCTTGAATACGTAATTCAGACTGAAGCATGGGCATTAGTTGGTTCGGCGTTGGGGATCTAAGATGTCCCGATACGTAATCAAACTAGATGCTTTGAGTACGATTGTCGCAGAAGATATCGACCTTGCGTCGGACTTCTGCGATATTGTTTTTGCTCACAAATTGAATGGCAAAGACCGTATCGAGATGAAGGGACTGTCCTTTGGATTCACACTGGTCAAGGATGGTTCTGTAGTACATGAATTTACTTATCCACGCACTGGTGTGAAACTTTTACGATCAGACCAGAAATACATCTGCGTTGAACGCGTTGAGTGGATTCCAAACGCCCTTTACACGATTGATTTCTGGTTTCAGAATGAGGGCCAGGACAAGATCAGTAAGACGAGAGATTTCCTTTCGCCAAAAGGAACTGCTCCAGGAAAGAAATGGCAGTGGAACGACATCAAAAAGACCTACGAAGAGCCATCAATCCCATATCCCGATATTCATTTTGAGTTGCGCAAGCCAATGCTTTCATCTTTAGTTAGGAGGGAAGGCTGATGGCCGTCTCCGCGGCAGGTGGCACTGAAACCGAAAGTGGTGGATATAAAATCCACACGTTCACCTCTGGTGGAAACTTTGTCGTTTCTGCAGGAGGCGATGTTGAATATTTAGTCGTAGCAGGTGGTGGAGGTGGTGGACCATATAGGTTTGGCGGTGGTGGAGGTGGTGGAGGCTTATTGTCTGGTTCTATAGCAGTAACCGCAACGACATATGCGATTACTGTGGGAACTAGTGGTTCAGGTGGCACCTCTGGGCAGGGAGGGGACGGCGGCAATTCGGTATTCAGTACGATTACAGCGACTGGTGGAGGCGGAGGTGGGCGTGACAACGCAAGTGACGGCCCAGGCAGAAATGGCGGCTCCGGAGGCGGGAGCGGCAACGAAAAAGCCGTTGGAACTGGAATAGCAGGTCCGCCTAGACAGGGCTATGATGGAGGGATGGGTTGGCGGACAGGCCGAGACTGCGGTGGTGGTGGTGGTGGGGCGAGTGGTGCGGGTTCGAGTGGTGAAGATTACATTGGCGCGGGTGGACCTGGAACATCATCATCCATAAGTGGCACACCTACCACCTACGCCAATGGCGGAAAAGGCGGTAAGAGAACGGACAACCTCGGCAATGGTGCCGCTGGTGCTGCAAATACTGGCAACGGAGGCGGAGGTGCTTCTAGTACGACTTCTGCTAATGGTGGCGCTGGTGGTACTGGAATCGTAATCATCAGATATCTATTAGCTTCCGATCCCGTGACAGATCATTTTGTTGGGCCTGGCCTTACGAGCGGCTACGTGTGGAAATTGGGAGCGTGAGAAATGGCTATCATTGTTGGTGACCGCGTTCAGGAAACGTCTACGACGACAGGGACCGGGACGTTATCGCTCGCCGGAGCTGTGTCAAAATTCAGAACGTTTGTGGCCGGAATCGGAGATGGCAAAAGCGTTTACTATTCCATTGTCCACCGCTCATCAGCGGAGTGGGAAACCGGGATTGGCGATGTGAGTGATGCGTCGCCAGATACCCTGACGCGTGATGTAGTTCTTGCATCATCAAATGCAAATGCGCTTGTGGATTTTAGCGCGGGCACAAAAGACGTATTTTGTTCTTTTCCGGCGGATGGCGTTCCGCAGGGCCGTGGATTCATCGACGGTTTTCAAATGTCGAATGCAACGGATACGGATCACGACATCCAGATTGGCGTCGGCGAATGTAAGGACAGCGCAAATCTGGTGATGATGCGTGGCAATCAACTCGTCAAGCAAATTGATGCGGCATGGGCGGCAGGCACAGCGGCCGGCGGGATGTTCACGGGGACGGTTGGAAACGGCACATGGTATCATGTTCACGCCATCCGCAAGGATTCCGATGGCTCGGTGGATTACGGATTTGACACGTCCATAACTGCAGCAAACAAACCGGCCGGGTATTCGTATTACAGGCGCATCGGATCGGTGCGGGCGAACGGAAGCGCAAACATATTTCAGTTCTTTCAAATTGGTGATAATTTTCTTTGGAAGAATTTGGATCTTCTTACACAAGATGTCTCTAACGGTACTTTGCCAACATCCTCGCAAACGAGTGTAACTTTAAATACTCCTCCTGGCGTCAATGTCATCGCAAATTTAAGAATGTCGGCGAGTGGATCAGTCAGCGTAGTCGGATCGGCTCAATATCCATCTGTAGCATATATTCAACCACATCAAACGAGCTCGCCATTATGTGATGTGAGTGATTCGGTTCATACGAATTACGTATGTAATCATTTGTATGTTTTGACTGATACATCGTCACAGGTTGCATTTGCGGGACAAGGCGCAAGCACGAGATACGATGTAACTACACTCGGTTGGATTGATTTTAGAGGGAAACAATAATGCCATTCGTCGACAGAGATGGATCAAATAAGGTTTTGTCTACATACGCTTGCTCTCAATTTGTTGGGCAAGAATACGTAGACGAATCACACCAAGACATGGTGGATTTCAAAGTAGGATTATTGGCAATTGTTACTGCCAGGACTGCTGAACGAGAAGATTTGCGGAGTCAGGTGCAGGACGAAACCGAAGCGGCCTGGCTTTCGCGTACTGACACCGCTCGATGGAAAATTGTCCTGAAACTTTTAAAAGCGATTGAGAAAAGAATTTAGAGCATGATTGCAGCGGGACCCATAGCAGCGGCGCCAATTGCGAGCGAATACGGTTCGATCTCTGAAACTGCGATCACAGAAACCGCCAAGCTCACGGACGCGCTGACGTGGATCAAAAACACACCGCGAACGATTGCAGAGACAATGAAATTGACTCAACCGGCATGGACGCTGACCAGGCTGCAATATCATCCGTTCAGCGGCGAGACTTTGAAACTTGTCGATAGTTTCACGCGAAGCCTTGTCAATGTGCGAACCATCCTGGAATCGATGACGCTGACGGATGCCTTGACGGTCGGCGGCGCGCAGATTTACAACGTACAAATATCAGAAGCATTGAAAGTCGTTGACGCCTTATTGCGTCAGTCAGACGCCTTTCGGTCGATCAGTGAATCAGCCAAGCTCACGGATTCGGTTGCGCGACAAAGCGACGCCAAGCGAGCGCTATCAGAGGCGCTGAAGATCACGGATACGCCGACACTGATTGCGCTGTTCAATCGCCTCGTCGCCGAGGTCGCCAAGTTGACCGACAGCGTAGCACGTCAGTCAGACGCCAAGCGAGCCATCACAGAACTTGCAAAAATCGTGGACACCTTGGCGCGTCAATCGAATGCAAACCGTTCGATAGTCGAAACGATGGAATTGATTGACGCTGTAATTCTAAGCGGCTCGCTGTTCATTCAAATTGTCGAGGCCGTGGCGCTGACCGACGACGTTGACCGCGTAGCACATGCGAATCGATTGCTTGCGGAGCTTGCGGCGCTTACCGACAATTTGCAAAAGATTGGGGACTTCAAACGAAGCATCGTCGAAAACGCCGTTTTGATTGATGCGTTGTTGACGGGCTCCCAGTTGATCATTCGGGTCGTCGAAAGCCTGGCGCTTGTTGACGCGCTGCAGGTGCGCACGACCGTGCTGCGCATCATCCAGGAAGCCATCGCCCTGTCCGACACGCCGCAACTCTCAATGCTGCAATTGCGTGCAATCGTCGAAACGTTTGTCATGCAAGATACGCTTGCTCAAAACGCCGTATTTAGACGAACGATTGCCGAGGTCCTTGAAGCGCTCGATTCAATCGTTGTTCAAAGCCAATATGCAATCTCCATATCCGAGGCCTTCAGCCTTATCGATGCACTGGCCAGGATCCAAGAGGCGGCGCGTTCAGTCTCTGAAAACATGCCTTTGGTTGATAGCCTGGCTCGTATTGGCGACTATCTCAGGGTGATCAGCGAGGCCTTTGCTCTTGAAGACGTATTGACCGTACAGCACATAACCTTGGCGCTTTACGTGAATTTGATTGCGAAGATCTACGAAAAAACTGAGTACGCGGCTAAACTGCAGGACGACGAGGGCACGAAATTAATCGCGACCTTGCTCTTTGGAGACCGGAATTAATGGCTACAATCGCGACAAATAAAAAGGACTTGCGCATGGACCAAGGCAAGACCTGGATCACGAAATGGCAGGTCAAAGATTGGGGACTCGCAACACCGGCAGTCGTTGACATCACGAATGCCACCGCGTTTTTTACGGCGAAATACGACATTGACGATGCAGATGCAGCGGCGGTGTTCAAAAAGTCTGTCGGGTCAGGCATCACACTGACGGACCCGACGAACGGAAAACTGACCGTGCAGGTGGACCCTGCGAATACATCGGCAATGACCGGGTTTCTTTTTGAGGAACGAAGGCTCTATTATGACTTCACCCTGAAGACCGCATCGGGTGATATCTACGCGATATCGCAAGGGGACCTCGTTGTTCGGCAAAACGTCACGCTGACGACGACATAGGGGCGAACATGAGAACACGAATTAAAGTCGCAACGGCTCCAGCGCTTGAACCCGTGACGTTGACGGAAGTAAAGCAGCATCTTAGGCGCACCGATCGGCGAGAAGATGACTACATCACGACGCTGATCACGGCGGCACGGGAATACTGCGAGACAATCACGCGGCGGGCGTTCATCACGCAAACGATTGACCTGGTGATGGATACTTTTCCGCTTAGCGATGGATTGAGTTATTCAGACGAAACCAGCATCGACCGCGGTTCACAGATTGTTCTTCCCAAGCCACCGCTGCAAACGATTACGTCAATCAAATACCTGGACACGTCCGGGATTCTGCAGACGCTGACATCCAGCGCCTACAACGCCGACACCTACAGCGAGCCGGGGCGAATTTACTTGAGCCAGTCCTATCAGTGGCCATCGACGCAGGACATCGAAAACGCCGTGACGATCAAATACGTAGCTGGCTATGGACTCACGGCGGCGACGGTTCCGGCCGCGCTAAGGCACGCCATCAAGCTGGTCGTAGCGCATTGGTTTTTGAATCGGGAATCCGTTCTTGTCGGCGTAACAAGCCATGAACTTGAGCGCACGCTGAAAAGCCTGCTTTGGCAATACCGCGACTACAGGATGGGATACTGATGGCGAAGATTCTTAGGCGCGGGCAGTATAAAACCTACATCGAAATCGAGCGCCTCGACGAGACCGAGAGCGATACGCAAGGCGGAGTTGTGCCGCAATGGCAAACCGTCGAAACGCGCTGGGCGAACGTTGTGCCGATGACGAACCGAGAGCTTTACGAGGCGCAGCAAGTCGAGGTCGAGATCTCCCACCGGGTGACGTTTGATTATTGTCCCGGCCTTCTGGTGACGGACCGCATTCATTGGGTGGACGTGGACAACCAGGACCGCTACGCATACATCAGTTCGTTTTACGACGAAGAGGAAAACGGCGTGACTCATGTTTGTCGATGCATCGAGAGGGCGGGCTGATGGCAATTATCCTGAACGTTCAAATACTGGGTGCCGATGCTCTCATAAAGCAGTTCAACGCGCTGCCGGAAAAGATGCAAAAGCAGGTGTTTCGTCCGGCGGTGCGTGGAGCAACCAAACAAGTCATGCAGAACGCAAAAAAGAATGCGCCGAAGCGAACCGGGGCTATGAGGCGCGGGCTGTTCATAAAGCCATTCAAGCGTAAACGAAAGGGCGGATCCATTGGCCTGATGATTTTGACGCCAACAAGAGAAACCCTGAACATCAAGGCTGACGCGAAGTGGTATTACCCTTCGTTTGTGGAATTAGGGCACAAAAAAAGAGGGGGCCGGGGTAGAGTTGCGGGGCGTCCATTCCTGCGTGACGCGATCAAAAATAATCGCGCTGCGGCACTGGACACGTTGCGGCGTGTAATGAAAACGCGAATGGAGATGATGCGGTGGCCGAGTCGCTGAACGAAAACCTGACGGCATACCTACGGGAGCACCGGTTGATTGCCGAGCTTTTAACCGCTCCGGGCGTTTGGGTTATCGGCGCTCCGCATTCCCAAACGTTGCCATACATCGTTTACCAGCGCAACGACGGCAAGCCTGCGGCGCATCTTGGCGGAGTCAGCGACGCAGTTCAGGCAAACGTGAGTTTTTCATGCTACGCCGACACGCCTGAGGGGGCCGCTGATTTGGCCGACGCGTTGGTGCTGGCATTGGCAGGCTTCCGGGGATTCATGGACGACATCCATGTGCGTTTGTGCTCGCTGCAAACAGAGTCGCAAACTTACATCGATCCGACTGACGGGAGTGATCAAGGTGTTTTTGTTGAGGGTCGGGATTTTTTGATTTGGTTTTTACGGACTGCGCCGACATTGGTTGATCAACCGATGCGGACTGCATAACAGGAGGGTAGCATCATGCCGGGCGGAGCTGCAGACATCGGAACGGGCGCATCGATCACATTCTCGTCGACGTTCTTTGCGCAAATCACAAACATTTCTTGGAGTGGAATTTCTCGTCCTGCAATCGACGCGAGCCACATGGGCATTGCAGCGGCCGGTGCTGCAAAATTCGGGAACAAGTTGTTTCTTGCCGGCGACCTGGTCGATCCGGGCGAGCTGTCGGTTGATATGCATTTCAACCCGATCACGGATCCGCCGATCGCAAGCGCCGCTGAATCAACAACCGTAACGTTTCCGAAGTTTGGAAGCGATTCGACTAGCACGTCATACGCTGGATCCGGATTTCTGACGCAGTGGGAATTCACGGTGCCGATGGAGGAATTGATGACCGCAAGCGCGACCATCAAATTTTCCGGCAACATCTCGATTACGGACGCGACCTAATCCGGTTGTGGGGATTTGTGGAGTCCGGCGCTTCGACGCCCTTCCACCCCACGGGGAGCCAGGAGCCTAAATCCTGGGGACTCCACGCAATAAAACGAGGTGACAAATGAGCGTGCGATGCAAGTATAACCTTTATTTGCTGGCCGAGGAAACGATCAGCCTCTCTGAGGATCTGATTTCAAATCCTACGGTCACGCATCAGATCACAGTGAGTCATGGAACCTACAGCGCATCGTCAACCGTTCCCGTATCGCAGGCGTGGAGCGATACGCGCACGCTGACGGCCGGCGCAGACGCGCTGGATTTGACGGCGCTGGTTCAGGCGGCGCGCACGAACATCAATTTCAACACGCTGAAGGTGCAGGCTGTAAAGATCAAGGCATCGGCGAACAACAGCGCCGTGGTCGTCTTCGCACCGTCCGGCACGAATGGCTACAACCTGTTTGGGAATGCGGACGGAACGATTGCACTACCGCCTGGGGCCGAAGCGCTGATGCTTTTCAAGGAAGGGTTGGCAGACGTATCGGCTACTGTCAAGGCGGTGGCGATCACGTCGGCGGATACGGATGCATCGTATTCGATCATTCTAGTGGCCGGGTAAAGGAGATTCAGACGTGGGGAAAGCACTGACACGCGAGCAGATTTTGGGTGCAAAGGACGTGACGGTCAAAACGGTTGACGTGCCTGAGTGGGGCGGGCCTGTCAACGTTCGTGTCATGTCGGGTGCGCGCCGTGGTTACATCGAAAGCCGCGTGCTGAAAGGCGACATGCAGCAAGGCGATATGCGCATCATCGTATGCGCGAGCACGATTTGTGATGACGAAGGGTTTGCGATTTTCACGAACGACGACATCGAGCTGCTTGGTGAAAAGTCGTCAATCGCTTTAGACCGTGTTTTTGCTGCGGCGCTCGAACTGAATGGAATGCAATCCGGGGCCGTCGAAGAGGCTAAAAAAAACTGACGGATGACCCTGGCCGTCAGTTTTGGTTTCGGCTTGCGAAAGAGTTAGGCATGTCGGTTAGACGGGCGCAGGAGGAGGTTGACGCCAGTGAATTCACTGAATGGGTCGCATACTATGAACTTGAGCCTTTCGGCGAGCTTCGTGCTGATGTGCGGCAAGCGCATACTAGCGCCATCCTTGCAAGCGTTCATCGCCGGAAGGGATCTCGACAGCCTAGAATCGCTGACTTCATTTATGATGGAAAGCCGGTTGTTCAACAATCGATTGACGACATGCACAACCTGTTCAGACAATTCGTTCACGCACATAACGCCGCAATCGCAGCACGACAACGACGAGTTGGAGGCGTAACCAATGGCTAATATCGGCTCGCTCAATGTTTCAGTTTACGCCAAGACCGATCAGTTCAATCGCAAAATGTCGCAGAGCGCAAAGATGATGCAGCAGTTTTCCGCGACGGTGAAGGCGGCGGCGGTTGCCGCGGCCGGCGCGTTTGTTGCATTTTCTGCTGGGCGTGGGCTGAAAGATGCAATGGAATCAATCGATAAGACGGCAAAGTCCGCTGATAAATTGGGCGTGACAACAGAAGCGTTGATAGGATTGCAGCATGCTGGAAACCTTGCGGGCATTGGCATCGAGGAGATGGACAAGGCGCTGGTGAAGCTGACGCGAACCTCGCAGGAGGCCGCGATGGGAAGTGGCGAGGCTCAAAGCGCTTTCAAACTGCTGGGCCTGGACGCGCAACGATTGGCAAGGATGTCTCCGGATCAACGCCTTTTGGCTGTCGCCGACGCCATGAAAGCGGTCAGCAACCAGGGCGATAAGATTTTGCTGTCTCAAAAGATCTTTGGCAAAGAAGGCGCAACGCTGATTCCGCTTATTCAGCAAGGCAGCGAGGCGATCAAGGCGCAGCAAGTCGAGGCCGAAATGCTGGGCATCACATATAGCCGGTTTGATGCGGCTAAAGTCGAGATGGCGAACGACGCGATGACGAAATTGGGCGAGGCCGGAAAGGGCGTATTCAACCTGCTTTCAATAAATCTTGCTCCGACGATCACGACCTTGATCGAGAAGTTCATTGCCTGGGCGACAGAGAGCAACAACCTGAGGGACACTTTCACGGCGATCGGCTCGGTGACGGGGCCGCTTTTAAAGGGTATGTTGGGTGCGTTGGATTTCATCATATCGGCATGGATGCGATTTAAAGCAGTTATTTTCAGCATTCAAGCGACGCTGATGGACCTCATAGACACGATTGCACGCATCGATTTTAAAAAGATGGCAAGCCTAAAAAATTGGAAACAATGGTTGGCGGGCGATCCGTCTGCTGATCTTATGAAGCCTCGCGATACGGACATGTCGAAACAGGTTGATTGGCTTTTTAAGGAAGGTAATAGAGTCGATCAAATGGCAAACGAGTACGTCCAGCGATTCCTAAAGGGAACGAGCGGAACCGAACTGGATTATTCAATCGAAAACATGACGGCCAAACTTGCAACCGGAATGAAGGTCGCAGGTGATGAAAGCGGCAAGGGATTTGCAAACTCAATGGCGGATTCAATCGATAACGCGAAATCAATTTTCGACGCATTGAAAAGCAAAGCCAAGTCAATTTTTGAGGCGACGCGAACGCCGCTTGAGAAGATGAACGCGCAGGTCCTGGACATCAGCGATTCGTTTTTCAATGGCTTGATTGATCAGGACACCATGAAAAGGGCTGCGCTTGCGGCGGGCGAGGCCTTCAAGCAGACGCAAGAATCGCTCACGAAGACCGACACCAAAGCGATGCAGAAGAGCGAATATGGGCGCGTGATTGACAGATCGCTGATGGCGCTGGGGGGCCCTGACCTGGGCGTCAAGACGGACACGACAGACGAAAAACAACTGGTCGAACAGAAAAAAACAAACGACATTCTGCAAAAACTCTATGCACAGTTCGGACTGAGTGAAACGGCGGTGGCGATCTAATGGCAACGATCACGGACATCATCGACGGCGCAAGTTTGAGCGTTGACCGGCAAGGCATCACAACGACGCGGGTGTTCATCGTCGAGGGACTGACGGGGAGCGAACACTCCAGGCTGCAAAGCGCCCTGACGGCCGACGGCATACCTTCACGCGGCGACGCCCATCCGTCGAGCACGTCATACCGCGTTGACTCGTTACGCGTCGATCCGATTGACGATTCACCAAGCAAGGCTCGCATCACGGTCACCTACAAGCCATGGCTCCCACGGCGTTTCGTGCCTGACGACACGCAGGATTGCGATGTGCAGATCGGTGCGAGCCTGCAGGAGGTCGAGAGCGTCTACGATTACAGCGGTGATCCGATAATCGTGACGCACAACGAAATCGATCAGCGCGGCAAGGTCACGAAAAGCGTGGTGATCCTGACGCTGCAGTTGACCAGGCGTGAGACCAGCAACCCGCGCGCGAAGGCGCAGACCTACACCGGCAAGGTCAACTATGGTACCTGGCTGAACGATCCGCCTCACAGCTGGCTTTGCAAGTCGATCAGCGGCCATTCAGACGATGGCGGCGACAGCTACATGGTGACCTACGAATTCCAGCGGCAGCTTCCGGATTGGGATGTCGAGGTTGCCTGGGTGGATCCTGCGACGGGCGAGCATCCCGTGGACCTTGTCGAGGACGTGGGCATCAAATGGGTGCAGATTTACGAATCAATTAATTTTTCGGGGCTGAACCTTGGAAATTTCTGATAAATCTCCAATCAATTTAAGGCCCTGGAGGTCTGGGCAACCCATCGAGGCCGCACACCTCGACGAGGTTCGGGATGCTGTTCAGCGCATCATTGGCGGGACGCGGCCTGGGCGCCAGGTGACGGGCGCGGCGCGAGCTTCTGGCGTGACGCCGATTCAGATGCAGGTGTCTGTAATTCCAACCACGACGACCGATTATATTTGGTGTTACCGATGGGATGGAACGGAGCAGACCGGCGAGGCGGTTCGCGTGGCGGTGCCGTATCTGCTTCGGTCAACGCCATTCGACGGGCACACGCGCAACGGCATCACCTACGATTACAATTTCACGGCAAGCCCAATTGAGCGCACGGCGACGAACATAACGCCTGAATCCGAGGATCAAGTGATCGTTCCGTCCTTTCAGGTGAACGACATCATCTATGCGATTGCCAGCGTTGACGGCGGGACAGATGTCCAGGCTGATCTGGGCGACGGGACCTATGAAGACGTGACGTACCTTATGCTTTCCGATGGTCGTGCATGGAGTAAAAAGGCATGACGATTGCATTTGACAGTTTTGGATCTACGACACTTGATGCGCTGATGCAATCTTCGCTAGATGCAAGAGCTCATGTGGAGAGTGGCTACCTTTTCATCGGAGGAGATTTTGCAACTATTAACGCTGGCATATCATCTATTGATAAGTGCCGTAGTGATGGTGTAGACCTGTTTGCGTTTACGGGTGCTCCACGTCCGTCATCTCAAGTAATACGGTTTGCTTTGTATGCTGGTAGTCTTATTGTTGTTGGTGATTCCGCAGATTGCGTAGTGCGATATAATGGCACTGATTGGGCGCTTGTAGGTGCATCGGCTGGAGTGCAAAGCAGAACACGCGCTGCAATTACATACGGATCAAATCTATATATCGCAGGAGATAAGTCTTTTATTTGTGATGGAGTGGACATGGTTGGAATTGCGAAATGGAACGGATCTGCATGGAGTGCAGTCGGTTCTGGGATTACTGGACCTTATTCGACAGATACAATTTTTGATCTATTTGAATATGGTGGTAATCTTTGGGCTGGAGGGCGCTTCGACACGATTGGCGGAGTTACTTCCGAGAGCGTCGGACAATGGAATGGCTCTTCGTGGGCATCAACTGGTGTTGGACTGGATAATGGAGGTTCACAATCGTCATTATTGCGGTTTGCGTCTTTTGGGTCCGACCTTGTAATAGCAGGAGATTTTACAAGCATCGACGGAGTCACGGCAAAAAATATAGCATCTTGGAATGGTAGTAATTGGGCTGCGTTTGGTACGGGACTAAATGCAGGCGTTTATGCAGCTTGCGAATGGAATGGGACTTTGTACGCTGGCGGTGCATTCACTGGTAGGCTGGCGTACTGGACTGGATCTGCATGGACAACCTTTGGAAGCGCAAATAACACTATATATGATTTAGAGGTTTTCAATAATAAGCTAATTATAGGTGGTGCATTCACAAGCATCGGAGGAGCGTCAATAAATCGCATTGCAGTTTATGATGGATCGACATTTGCTTCTGTTGGTGGTGGGACATCTGGATACGTTTTGGCAGTGCAGCATTTAGCAGGCGCACCAGCATAGGAGTCAAAAAACATGGCGACGAGACAATGGCAACCGAAGGCGAAGGCCGTGGCGCAGGTGACGACGGTTACCGTGGGCGGCACGCTTTCAAGTGAAACGTTCACGATATCGGTCAACGGCGTTGTGATCGCGACGCATACGGATTCGACAACAGTGATTGCGGCAACCATTGCGGGCCTTGTTGCCACGTGGAATGCGAGCACGCACGCCTACGCGACCGGCATCACGGCAGTGGCGGCATCGCCAGATTTGACGCTGACGGGCGACACCGCAGAGGTGCCGTTTACGATCGCACTAAACACGCCTGGCGGCAGCGCTACGTTCACGCAGACGGCGACGACGGCACCGACGGGGCCAAATACCTGGGACAACGCCGACAACTGGAGCGGCGACACGGTGCCAACAACCAACGACACGGTGGTCATTCGCGACACGGCCGGGAATATCGCGTGGGGGCTCGGGCAAAGCGCGGTCACGCTGACGAAGCTCGTGATCGACAAAAGCTACACCGGCAAGATCGGGCTGAATAGCCAGGCTTTTGCCACGACCGCCGACGGCGCGACGACGACGACAGCAGCGCCGGAATATCGGTCGGCATACCTGGCGATCAGCGCAACGACGGTGGCCATCGGCGAAAATCAAAGCCAGTCTTCACCGGCAGGGTCGCAGCGCATCATGCTGGATCTGGGCAGCAACCAGGCGACGGTGACGATCTACGGGACGGCGTCAACATCTTCCGAGACTGGCCGGCCGGCAATCCGTTTGAAAAATGTCCACGTGTCCAGCGCTCTATATGTGAGATCCGCAGCCGGGGGCGTCGGCGTGGCGATCGATCAGCCTGGCGAGGTCTCGACGCTGTCGCTGATCTCAATCTCCGATGAGAGCACGAGCAGTCGCGTCTATACCTCGTCGGGTGTGACGCTGACGACCTGGACGCAGTACGGCGGCAACAACGTGATGGACCTCGCGGCGACGCTGACAACGCATACGGTGCGCGGCGGGACGTGCCGCACCGAGGGAGACTACACGATCACCACCGCGGACTATTCCGGCGGGACCGTCTACAGCAACCACATAAAAAGCGCAGGAAACGCCATCACGACGCTGAATCTTTTGGGGACCATCGATGCTTTGGGATCCACGGTCGCCAGGATCTGGGCCACGGTCAACGCGGCCGTGGGTGGCGTGATCCGCGCCGACGGGAGCGTGCTGACGATCACGACGCTGGCAGATCCAGCGGCGAAATACTCTGCAACCTTCTCGAACCCGTCATAACTATAGGTGGCGCAAGGATTTAAAAAATAGTTGGAATTCTGCAAAAATCTTTCGATTTTTCGATTGACCTATGTCTCATTGCGTATATATATACACAGAGCAGTAACGCAGGGCGTAACGACAACCAAGGGCCGGCGACCGGCAGAAAGGGGAGGAGATGGCTAAAATCGTACGACTTGAGGACGGGCAAAAGGCGGCGTGCAGGTGCGACGCCGGCGACGTGCTCATAGAGGAGGAAAACGGCCAGTTTTTCATCTCCACCTGGGATGGGAATGAAGCGTGGCCAGCTGGCGAGGCAGCGACCGAATCGGCGGCGCTTGAGGCAGCGAAGGAGGTGGCCGATGCGTAGCATCTCAGATCAGGAGCAGGCGGGCATGGTGATGCTCGTCTGCATGCTGGGAGCCGGGGCCATTTTGGCCATCGGCATTTTGATACGCGCAATCGGCGCGTGAAAGGGGATTACATGGGCGTTTCAGAGGACAATGACATTGTGCAGTATACGGGCGGCAGCGGTTACGAGCTGGCCACGGCGCACGAGATTCGCAGACACGTGAATCTCATCCAGGAGGTGATCAAGTCGGTTTTCAAAGCCGACACGCACTACGGCGTGATTCCTGGATGCAAGCAGAGGAGCCTCTACAAGGCCGGGGCAGAAAAAATTCTGACGACGTTTCGGATCGCCGTGGACCCGGAAATCGAGGACCTGAGCACGCCAGACGAGATCCGCTACCGGCTGCGGGTCAAGGGAATCACGCCGGACGGGCGTTTAGTCGGCGTAGGCGTGGGCGAATGTTCGTCAAATGAAGAAAAATTCGCGTGGCGGGCAGCAGTTTCGGATGCTGAATTTCAGGCAACCGATGAACTGCGGCGGCGTGTGAAGTATTTCAAGGACGGGCGGCAAGTAAATCAGATTCGCACGAACCCGGCGGATGTTGCCAATACGGTGCTGAAGATTGGCAAAAAACGTGGAATGATTGATTTATGCCTCACTGCTACGGGTGCTTCGGACGTGTTTACCCAAGACATTGAGGACATGCCGACCGAGATTGTTGAGTCATTTGAAGCGGCAAAGCCACCGATTTCTCCACCGCAACGCAAGAGCGCGGCGCAGAAGCAGGAATCGCTTGTGGTCGGCGGCGAGGTGGTCGGGCGGGTCGAGAACATCGAGACGAAGAGTGGAAACACGGGCGGCAAGGATTGGGTGTTCTACGCCGTGACCGTGGCCGGGCAGACCTTCGGCACGTTTTCCGATTCAATCGTCAACGAGGCCAACATCGCCAAAATGGAAAACGCTGAAGTGCGGTTGACGTGGAAGCCGGGGAAGAAGCAGGGATCAAAGAACATCGAGAAAATCGAACTCGTTGCCGGGGGTGCCGCAGATGAATCATCCGAAGCATTCTAAGCGCTGTGCCGCTGGTGCTGCGCCAGAACTGACGTTTGACGAGGCTGAGCATGCCTATCACCTGGGGGCCGTGCGTCTGCCATCAGTGACTGAAATCATCAGAGATGCGGGCCTGATTGACGACACCTGGTTTACCGAGCACGCCCGCAACCGAGGTTCCCAGGTCCATAAAGCATGTCAGTTTTTGAACGAGGACGATTTACACCTGGAATCGCTGGATCAGGAGCTGTTGCCTTACGTGATCGCGTATCAGGCATTTTTGAGGGATACGGGATTTCGTGTTTATCGATCAGAGCAGCGAGTCGTATCGCGCCGGAATATGTTTGCTGGGACCCTGGATATTTATGGCCTGCTCAGGCGTGGGGTGAGGGCAGTAATCGATGTCAAAACCGGCGCAGTACCTGATTGGGTGGGCGTGCAGATCAGCGCCTATATGTTGGCGCTGATCGAAATGGGCTTGGGTCGCCCGAATGAGCGCCTGGGCCTGCAGTTGAGAAGCAATGGGACGTACAGGTTGCGCGGCATGGCAAGGCCGCACAAGGACGACGTGAGATTCTTTTTGGAGTTACTCGAACAAAGGAGGCGTGGGGAACATGGAATTTGATTTACCAGACGTGACGGCAATCGAAGAGCGAACACAAACGCTCGCAACGAGCGCTGCAGATTTTCAAATCGTTACGGACAGGGACGCGCAGGTGGCGGGGTCATTGGTGCAGGCGTCGAAGGCGATGCAGGCTGAGGTCAGGGCGACTTTTGATCCGCTCGCGGCGCAAGCGAATCAACTGCATAAGGCGATCACGGCGGCGCGGACAAAACATCTGGCCCCGCTAGAAGACGTGGAGCGCGTGATAAAGGGCAAGATAGGTGAGTGGTCGGCAGAGCAGGAGCGCGCCAGGCGCGAGGCGGAGGAGGCACAGCGGCGGGAGGCCATGCGGCTCGAGGCCGAGAAGCGCAAAAACGAAATGGCGGCGATTGCCAGGGAGGCGGCAGCGAAAGCCAAAGAAGCAACCTCAAAGCGCGAGGCGGAACGCATTCAGCGCGAGGCCGAGGAGGCGAAGCGCATTATCAAGGATGCTCCAGTAGTTTTGCAGGTTCTCGACGTGCCGGAACCTGAAACCAAGATCCAGGGTGTAACGCTGCGCAAAAATTACGATTTCAGGGTAGTCACCGAGGCGCTTGTTCCAGATAAATACTGGGTCCTGGATGAGAAGATGATCGGTCGCGAAGTCAGGGCCCTTGGTCCGAAAACCGACATCCCAGGCGTTCAGGTGTTCGAGGTGACGCAGGTAGCGAGTCGAAAATAGTCCATGCCAGGTGCGTTTTTGATCGGCATACGCCGACGGCGCTACGTTAAAGGGACCTGGCATGGACGTAAAAAATGGCAAGGCAAGGATGTGGCTGGTGCCGGGGGCGAGCATAATCCCCCCCCCGGATGCGGACTCCCGACGCCAGCAAATACGAGGAACACGGCTTGGCAAGGCAAGGCGTGGCGGGGCAGGGCACGGCAAGGCGAGGAACAAGGCGTGGCCTGGCTTGGCAGGGCACGGCCGGGCATGGCGAGGAACAAGGCGGGGCCGGGCTTGGCGGGGCTGGGCAGGGCACGGCACGGCGAGGCAAGGAACATGGCGTGGGAAAACGTGCATCGTTTTAGCGAGCCGTGGGGCAAGCGCGATGCACGAACAGGGCAAGCAATAAGAAAGGGCGTGGGGAATGGATCGATACGGGGTTACTTTGACGGGCTTGACGCCGCTGATCATGCATGCGGATAACCTGGCATTTTCGGAGAAGGTGAAGGCATGGCAGAAGGACCCGCAAAACAAGGAGCTGTCCACCGCAGGCGACGACCGAGCGCCGGCGTGGGTGTGGATGGGATATCTGTATCACGACACCAAGGTTATCGGCCTACCGGCTGACAACCTAATGACGATGCTTCGGGAGGGTGGGGCAAAGGTCATTAACAAGGGCAAAGAGACCTACAAAAAACAGACGCAAGCCGGGATCGTGATCGACTCGCAACTGTGGCCGCTTGAGATTCCGAAAGAGATCGGCGTGAAGCAGTTCAATAACCTGTTCAAGTCGAACGATTTCATGGAACACTTGACGGCTGCGGAGAGCGCAGGTTTTGAATTGTTGGTCAAGCGGGCCAAGATCGGGGCGGCAAAGCATGTGCGGGTGCGGCCTCTGTTTCGCCAGTGGAGCGCGACTGGGACCCTAACCGTGATCGATGCGGAGCTGTCTGGAATCACCAAGCCCGTTCTGCAGAAGATCCTGGACGTTGCCGGGTCGCTGTGCGGCCTGGGCGACTGGAGACCTTCGAGCCCGAAATCATCTGGGACCTTTGGGCGGTTCAGCGCAACGTTGAAAAAGATTTAAGGCGAGGAACGCGGCAAGGCGGGGCAAGGCACGGCTGGGCGAGGCGCGGCAAGGCACGGCTGGGCAAGGCGAGGAACACGGCTTGGCCAGGCGTGGCGGGGCATGGCGTGGCCGGGCAGGGCAAGGCGAGGCAAGGAACATGGCGGGGCGGGGCTTGGCGAGGCATGGCAAGGCGCGGCCGGGCAAGGCGAGGAACAAGGCCCGGCCTGGCGGGGCCGGGCGCGGCTGGGCAAGGCGAGGAACAAGGCGTGGCGGGGCGTGGCTGGGCTCGGCGTGGCAGGGCCCGGCGAGGCTTGGAACAAGGCGAGGAGCTGACTGGGTGGGCCAGGCAGCATAAAGGAAAGGGATTGACATGGGTACTGTGAAGGGTGTTTTTTTTGGTGGGGTCCCGACTGACATTGACTTGCGTTTGCTTCGCGAGGCATTTCCGCCGGCAGAATTGACGGTGGGCAGGCTGCTACCGTATCCGTCTGTGGCCAGGGCGATCAAGAGCGAGGTCGGATCGTGCCGATACAAGACGGTCACAAACAGGTGGAGAAAAGTGTTGGAATCCGAACACGGGCTGATAGTCGGGACTAAGGCCGGCGAGGGGTTCATCGTTTTGGATGACCATGAGAAGTTGGATCTCTCAAGCTCGAAAATCAGATCGTCACGGCGTGCTGCCAGGCGCTCTCTGCAGGTGGCCGCAAAGATCGACCGGAAGGCGCTGACGGAACCAGAGCAGCGTGAGCACGACCTGAACACTCTACGGGCGGCGGCCATCACGGCCACGGCTCAGATCCGCAAGGCGCTGGACATGCCAAGTCTTGGGTAACGAGGAACACGACAGGGCCGGGCTCGGCACGGCGCGGCAGGGCGCGGCGCGGCTTGGCTGGGCATGGCGAGGAACAAGGCGCGGCTGGGCCGGGCGGGGCGCGGCGAGGCCGGGCAAGGCAAGGCGAGGAACAAGGCATGGCATGGCTTGGCGGGGCGGGGCGGGGCAGGGCAAGGCGAGGAACACGGCGCGGCTTGGCAGGGCGCGGCGGGGCAAGGCGTGGCGAGGAACAAGGCGAGGAGCAAAGCTCATGGCAAGGGCGATTTACAGGCACGGCGTGATGAACAAGACAGAAGCGCGGTATGCGATGAAACTGCGGGCGTTCGTGTCTTCGGGACTGGTGAAAGAGTTTGCATACGAGGCCGTGAAGTTGCGCATTGGCGAGGCCTGCTTTTACACGCCTGACTTCATGGTGATCAACGTGGACGACGTTGTCGAGTTCCACGAGGTCAAAGGTTTCTGGCGCGATGACGCCAGGGTCAAGATCAAGGCAGCGGCGGAGAAATTTCCGTTCCGGTTCATCGCCGTGCAGGAGGTTGGCGGGAAGTGGAAATACGAGGAGATCAAAGGTAAACAGGGGGACAGCATTGTAGGGGGTCAAAAATGAGACGGCGCAAGCGGGTCTCGGTCGAAGATGATTTTGCAGTGTGGTTGCGTGAGTTCAGGATGCAGCACGAGCGAACACAGCAAGAGGTTGCGGAGGTGCTTGGGATCAGCGTCCCACGCATCAGCGAATGGGAACGCAGGGTTCGCACGCCGAAGCGACTGACTATCGAGGGCATCAAGGCGAGGTTGAAAGAATGAATAAGGCGTTTGAGAACAGATTTTTCTTTCGATGTCATGCCTGCGGGCATTGCACCGACAAACCAAAGGCAGATCGCAGGTGCGAGAAATGCGGAAAAACGATTTGGGAAGCCATCATCGTAGACGAAAGGGATAAGGCAGATGGGCCGAAACCAAGAAACAGGACTCGATAAATATCGCAATCAGCCGTGCTTTATTTGCGGAGCGAAGCCCAAGGGCATGCGTCGCGAGTCGATCCTTGAGCGCTACGCGATAGCTGGCAACACGCGTAAAGCGATTTTCAGACCTGGGCGATGGGTTACGTTTTGCGAGTGCCATCATCCGCGTAATTGGCGGAGATCCATGGGGATTTCATTCAATTTTTGGGTCCAGGCGTTTGCTCAGGAATATGGAAAAACATTGAGCGAGAAAGTTGCCCAAGAAAACTGGATTGAGATGTACAATGCAAACCTCTCGGCGCATGAGGCGCTGATTAGAATCATTTGAGAGGGCCTTGCATCATGGTCGATTTTGTGAAACTACTCGGCGAAAGTGGGAGCTTCACGGTGTCGCTGGTCGGAATTTTGATCTACTGGCAACTCATGCGAGAAAGGAGGCTGAGCGATAGACTCGATAAAGTGCAGGACGACCATACAGTTGTCATGCGGGAGTTGGTGCAGCGCAATAATTTGGCGCTGAAGGACGTAGCGGTTGCGCTGGAGAATTTGACCAAAAATTGCGAGAAAGAAAGGGTGAAACGAGAATGACACGTAAACAGTTGCTTGCCTTGCCGATCATTGTCGCGTTGGTCTTGGCGCTGACTGGGTGCGGCGAGAGTATTCAGGCGGCCAGGGCAATCGGCGCCATCGAGGCATCGAGCATAAACTACGACCAAAACAGGGATCGGATCGACGAGGCCTTCATCCAGTTCTACAGAGCGAAGATGATTGCCGAAGCCGATGCCCTGGCTGACGCTGCGGTGAAGGCCGAGACGAAGCCTGTCGATGGCGTGCCGATGGCAAATCCGAACAACCTTGCCTTGATCTATGCCAAAAAGCTCGATGACTACAAGACCATCGAATGCAGGATCATCGAGATGAGAACGAAGATCATCGCTGCAAAACAGGATCATGTGAACATCATCCAATACAGCGATGCGATGAAGCAATATTTCAATGCCTCGACATCGAGCGCTGACCTGCTCAATAAAAACACCGAGCAGCTGCTGCAAATGCTGGAACAGTTCATGCCAAAGAAAGGCGGTGGCAAATGAGCGTATTAAGTCTGGAGCATGTCAAGGCGAGGTTGATTGAGCTTGGATATCAGGGCGAGCCAACGCCTGAGATCTTGCGGCAGTATGGGTGGATTCCTGACGATCCGCTGGCGAACGTGGACCTGTCGGGGCCGATCAGGACGAAAGAGCAGTTGTTGGACGACCTTGCGCTGCTCAAGGACGAGATGGAGGCGAACAGTGTGCCGCAACAAATCATTGACGGCATGCTGAAGGTCGCCGGGACCGTTTTGAAATTCATTTAGGAGTGCAAAAATGCGTTGGAAATACGTTGTTTTCGCTTTGCTGGTGGGATTGATTGTACTGGGCGTGACTGGTTGTCTGAGGGATGATTTGGGCAACCTGCACAATTTCTAGTTTTTGCGTGCCTTGGTTCGGGTTACTTCCCGTGACCTGGGCCTTGGCACGATCTAAACATCACGTGGGGTGATAAGATGATCTGTCCTAATCCGAATTGCGGATACCGCGGCGAACCCAAAAGGGTCGCCCGCGGTAGTTGCCTCGTTGGTCTTGCACTGTGTTTCTTTTTTCTTCTGCCGGGAATTCTTTACCTGATGTTTCGTGGCGGATATCGATACTATTGCCCAAACTGCGGCATGCAAATATCGGGAGATCTATAGCATGACACGGCGCATGATTTTTGACCGAACGATTGACGTGCCATTGCCTGATGGGCCGCGTGAAGATCTGAATTTTACCGTGAGGATGTGTCGGCACTGCGGGCAGTCGGCGAGGCATATCACGACGTTGAACGGGTGGCGGTGCATGATGTGTGGGCGTTTTACAAAAGAAGAGACGAAAGGCGGTGAGTGATGGGGCGTAGATCGAGGACGTTGTCGGGGTCGAGGTCAGGGTCGAGGTCGAGGTCGGGGTCGGGGTCGGGGTCGTGGTCGTGGTCGGGGTCGGGGTCGGGGTCGTGGTCGGGGTCGGGGTCGAGGTCGGGGTCGTGGTCGTGGTCGGGGTCGGGGTCGGGGTCGTGGTCGTGGTCGGGGTCGGGGTCTTAATAAACTCACTACCTAAAGGGGCTAGTCATGAAAAAGCTTGTAACGGTTACTGAGGTCGAAGGCGAAGGGCTCGATGGATTGTTGGGCGAGAGAGTTACCTTGTTTTGTATGAATTACATCTACACGGGCGATCTCGTTGGGGTGAACGCGAAATTTGTAAAGCTGGAAAACGCGAGCATTGTTTACGAGACCGGTCCCTTGTGTGATGGAAAGTGGAAGGATGCCCAGGCGCTTCCGAAAGCGCTGTACGTGATGGCGCACGCGATTGAGTCGTTCATGATTCTGAAATAAGAGAAAGGTGGTGAGTGATGATCGCTGCGCGTAGTGCCAAGAAAGGCGGTGAGTGATGGATACCAGAACGGGTGAAATACTTACAGAAGCAGAGGCAATGTTTCGAGATAGCAAGTATATCCGAAAGTGCGTGGTTGTTACTCCTGACATGATGGCACGCAGACCGCCTCGTGTTTTGCCAAACGAGAAGTGTCCATGTGGCAGTGGCAAGAAGTTCAAGCGGTGTTGCCTATATCGTGGCGACAATATGGTTAAGGAGGTCGAGGGATGAAAGCGCAAAAGAAGCGATGCCCGAGTTGTGGGTCGTGGATTCCTGACGGAGGGGGATGGGGGATTTGCAGGAACCTCATGCCGGCCCAGGATGTGTGGACGTGGCCATACGGCGGAGAGTTGACCTTCAGGGCTTTTGGGTGCGTTTACCATAAGGCAAAGAAGGCAACGAAGAAACCGATCTGTGACAGATGCGGTAAGGCGTACAATCCGCTGGCCGGATACTGTTGTTGCGCTGGGGCATGAAGGGCGGTCGGATGTGCGGGCGATTCGCGGAAGATAAGAAGAAAGGGTTCGAGGAATGAGTGAGAGTGTGAGTGTTTGGTGGTGCTGTAGCGGCGAATATCCGGACCACGATCCGGAATGTCCGCTACTATTGGCGCTCGCAAATGCTGATGCTGATAAAAAGTTGTTACAGTTGGTGTGCAACAAATGCGGGCAGGTTGCGGTAGATTTTGGAGTAGCTGGCGAGTGTGGTCGGATTGAGATGGGCGAAAGGTGTAAATGTGGCGGGATTTACATGCACAAAAAGAAAGGCGGTGCGTGATGGAAAATCTGGTTAAGTTGGAAGTAAGCAACGACGTGGTACGGCCGATCGTTGAGGCGCAAATCCGGGCGGCGATTGTGGCGGAAATGTCGAAGAACCCGCAAAAGCTCTTCGATGCGATGGTTATGGAGGCCCTGCAATTCAAGGTTGCAAGAGACGGGCGCATGAGTCAATACAGTTCAGAAAACAATTTTTCGTGGTTGTCAATACAGTTGGCCAATGTCGTTCGCGAAGAGGCCAAGCGTGCGGTGGAAGAGATGATCGCGGAGAATCGCGACAAGATCAAAAATGCAATCAAGAAAGAGTTGCAAAAGGAAAACAACGCGAATCAACTCGCGGCGGCGGTGATTTCTGGGATGACACACCACTTGAAGTGCAAGTACACGAATCACATTGATATCAGGTTCGAGAGCCCAAAGAGCGAGTAACAAATGGTGCGGCGGCGTGGTGGGACACGCACAGTAGGCCGAGTGCGCATAGGCCGAAGAACCACAACAGTGCAAGAGGCCGCAACGGTGGGGCCTCCCTGAGGGAGTAGCCGGTTCGAGTCCGGCCCGCACCAAAACATGCAAAGGAGGTCGAGGGTGATGTGCGAAATTTCTGAGGCCGAGAAGAATTTAAAACCACTCCTTACAGACGAGTTTCTGTCTGTGCTAATGTTTGCGGCGAATACTTGCGGCTGGAATGTAGATTATGTCGGTAGTATAGATTTCGTTTTGTGGTGCCGCGATGTCGCAGGCAAGAAAGATTCTGGAAGACTGGAAGACTTGAGGCGTTGGGTGATGGGGATGAGGGCGTTGGGTGAATCCAATGCTGCCATCACCGGTACCAGTCTGGTGGATTGCGAGGAAGACGAAAAAGAAGGCAAAAAGGAGATTTGATCGTGATAGGCATAATCTACAAATATACACTGGTTGCATACAGCAGGACGGAAATAAATACTCCTGTGGGATCAATAATTTTGTCATGCCAAGCTCAAAGAGATCAAATATGCATCTGGGTTCTGTCGAATATGGACGAACTGAAAACCGAAAAACGGTCATTCATTACACAGGGAACTGGCCACAAAATGGATTTTGGGCAAATGGTATATATAGGGACGGTTCAACTCAACGGTGGATATGATGTGCAACATGTATTTGAAGTAAAGTAAAAGTGGAAGCTTTGGAAAGGAGGTCGAGGGATGAGTTACGAGCAGTTTTTGGAGGCGAAAACCCATGTCGGCGCAGAGCACGGATTTGACCCGATATGGATGCCGGACAGCCTGTTTCCGTTTCAGGCGGCGCTTGTGGAGTGGGCATGTAGGAAAGGACGTGCGGCGATTTTTGCGGACTGTGGCTTGGGCAAGACGCCGATGCAGCTTGTATGGGCGGAGAACGTAGCGAGGAAGACCGACGGGCGCGTGCTGATCCTGACTCCTTTGGCGGTAGCATTTCAGACCGTGCGCGAAGGCGAAAAATTCGGCATTGAGGTGGCCCATCGGCGTGAAGGATTGCAGGATGGAGATAGGATCGTGGTCACGAATTACGAGCGCTTACACTATTTCAATGCTGAAGATTTTCAGGGCGTGGTGTGTGATGAGAGTAGTATCCTGAAAAACTTTGATGGATCGACGCGCAAGGCGATAACTGACTTCATGCGCAAGCGCCCATATCGATTGCTTTGCACGGCAACGGCAGCGCCGAACGACTACATGGAGCTGGGGACGAGTAGCGAGGCCCTTGGAGTCATGGAGCGCAAGCACATGCTGGCGCAGTTCTTTACGCATGACGGAGGCGATACGGCTAAATGGAGAATAAAGGGTCATGCTCGCGAGCATCTATTTTGGAGATGGATTTGCTCTTGGGCCAGAGCGATGCGAAATCCTTCGGATTTGGGATTTATAGATACCGCATTCAACCTGCCATCATTGCATACAAGGCAGCATCTCGTGAAGGCATCGCAACCACTTGATGGATACTTGTTTGACATGCCTGCTGTTGGGTTGGATGAGCAAAGGGCAGACCTAAGGCGAACGATGGATGAGCGCTGCGGGATGGTAGTGGATTTATGCAACGCCCACAATAATCCATCGGTATGCTGGACGAATTTAAATGCTGAAGCTGATGCTATTGCAAAAGCGACGCGTGGAGCTGTAAATGTTCAGGGGTCGGATAGTGATGAGGCGAAGGAAAATGCATTTGCGGCCTTTGCCAAAGGTGAAGTTCGCGTAATCGTCAGCAAGCCCTCGATTGCAGGATTTGGCCTTAACTGGCAGCATTGCGCGCATATGACGTTTTTTCCCTCACACTCATATGAACAGTATTATCAGTGCGTGCGCCGGTGTTGGAGGTTTGGTCAGCGTCGCGATGTCACTGTTGATATTGTAACGACTGACGGGCAGAGCAACGTACTGTGCAATATGCAGCGCAAGGCCGATGCTGCATCAAAGATGTTCGAGCAGATTGTAGCGCTGATGCGCAAGGAATTACGTATTACAAAAACAGCGGGATACACGAAGGAAGAGGAGGTTCCGTCATGGCTGTGCGAGATCAGGTAATCAAAGAACGCTACGCCCTTTACAATGGGGATTCGTGCGAGGTGCTGAGAACTATGCCGAATGCGAGTATAGATTTCAGCGTGTTCAGTCCGCCATTTGCAGATCTATACTGCTACAGCGACAGTCCGTCAGACCTTGGAAACTGCCGAACATACGATGAATTTTTTCGGCATTTCGGATTTATCATTAGCGAGATTGTGCGAGTCACAAAGCCAGGAAGGCTATGCGCCGTACACTGCATCGATATTCCAGCGATGAAAGAACGCGATGGATATATCGGACTCAAAGACTTTCCAGGTGATATTATACGGGCGTTTCAATCTTCTGGCATGATTTATCACTCCAGGCACGCGATATGGAAAGATCCGCTGATTGAGGCGACGCGAACGAAGGCGCTTGGGTTGATGCATAAGCAGTTGTGCAAGGATTCGACGGCATGCAGGAGTGGCCTGCCTGATTACCTTTTGGCGTTTCGCGCTTTAGGAGAAAATGCTATTCCAGTTACACATCCGAATGGTCTAACGAAATACTGTGGACGGACGGATCCTGGAGGCGAAGGGATCAAGCGATCACATAATATTTGGCGAGCCTATGCATCGCCGGTGTGGATGGATATCAGACAAACGCATACGCTTGATGCAAGAAAGGCGCGAGATCCTGAAGACGAAAAACATCTTTGCCCGCTCCAGCTCGACGTAATCGAAAGGGCCTGCGTGCTGTGGTCAAATCCTGGCGATGTCGTGCTGACGCCATTCATGGGCGTGGGATCAGAGGTCTATGGGGCCGTGATGAATGGTCGGCGCGGTATCGGCATCGAACTGAAACCGTCCTATTATGCGCAGGCTGTCAAAAACCTTGCGGAATGCAAACCGGAGCTTGATCAGGGATCGCTGTTCGAGACCCTTTGACGCAAAGTGAAAACGCGGTTATGTTGTCTGATTCACGCCGCATCAGCGGACCGGATTAAGACCCCGGAATTGGAGATAAGCATGCAGATAAACCCAAACGACAGGCGGCACGCGGTCCCAGGTGACTCCACACCGGTCTTAGCCGCGTGCCGTCCTGTCGAGAGGGCTTTTTGATGGTCAGGTATCGCGTAAAAAACTGGAGCCGATTTCAGCACTATAAATCGAGGCGACCGCCTTGGATAAAACTGCATCGGACGCTGCTTGACGATTGCATATTCCTGCGCTTGCAGACTGCTAGCAGAGCGCTAGCGCCGCTCATTTGGTTGCTTGCATCAGAATCCGATGATGCAAGCGTTGTGGGAGATCATGACGAACTTGCGTTCAGGCTGCGAATTGACAGAAAAGAAATTGATGAAGGCATAAAGGGTTTGATTGCAAGCGGTTATATAGAATGCTTGCAGGATGCTAGCAACGCGCTAGCAACGCGCAAGCAAAACCTGACTACAGAGACAGAGACAGAGACAGAGACATATACACAAGAGACAGATAAAACCTTCCCTTCGCTTTCAGCTTCGGGCGGCAAAGAAGGCCTTCTTTTTGATCCAGTGGTACAAATACCCCAGGACGACGAAAAAGACGCTGGGGAGGGGCTAGGAACGCAAATGCAGGGCAAGCCAGCGAAACCACGGAAGGCGAAAAAGGCAAAAGCGGACGAGGAGCCAAAAATCAACGCCTGGGGCATCTGGGTTGATGTCTGTCGAGAACAGGGGCTCAAAGATCCGGCAAAAGAGGGACCGGACCTCGCGGCCTCTAAATCCATCGCCAAGAGCGTTGGAGATCCGGAAAGGGTTGCGCACGTCTTCAGGATGTATCTGCAGGACCGGGATAAATGGCTTTTGGAGCGTGGTCACGGCCTGCGCTACATCGGGGCCCGAGTCAATCGCTATCTCAACGATTCCGGCGGCGTAGGAGCGCCAGGCGAGGTATGGGCGGATGATGCAGAGGCTGAGGCGATCATCAGCGGCAAGGCCGAGACGCCATTTTAAGGAAAACGCATGAACATTAAAACGCAGGAGAATGGCCGGGCGATTCTTTACGATGAAAGCGGCGTAGCGAAGGCCTTCTTAGAGCGCTGCTCACGATGTGGCGAGCTGGCCGATCCGCATGTCGTCGAGTTTGGCTACACGCCATCGGGAAAAGCCATTTGTCGTCCATGTTGGCCGGTAATCGCAGACCGAACAGCCGAGATGCGCGAGCTGGTGATACCGGCTGAGTATGGGCAAGCCGAGCTGTCCGATTTCTCGCCTGGGGTCAGGATGCGGATCAAAGAATGGCCTGACCAGTACCCCGCGTTTGGGATTTTCGGATTGCAAGGGCGCGGGAAGACTCGGCTTGTCTGGGCTGTCGCCAGGGCGCTCCATCGGCATCGGAGATTTGTGACGGTAGTCGATTGTCGGCAAGCGCAGGTGGAGTGGTCAGGCTCTCAGCGTCGTGAGGACATGCTGCGCCGCTGGACTCGAGCGGGCCTTTTGGCGCTCGACGACATCACGGGCGGGAGCCTGTCGCCTGGATGGGCCGCAACGATCGAGAAGGTTTTGGACGCTCGCAAACAAGAAGGCATGCCGACGATGGTGGTCACGTGTTCGCGTGGGCAGGAGCTGGAGGCGATTTTTGGTGCTTCATGCTGGAGTAGGTTGCAGGCGATGAAATGGCTCAACTGGCCGTCCAAAGAGCCGGACCGAAGGCCACGGGGAAACGATACGAAAGGCGGTGAGGATGCCTAGCATTCTGTATTACCTTGGTGCGCCATACTCGGACCCGGATCCTGCCGTTATCGATACCCGCGTTTCGGTGACCAATGATTTTGTAGTTCATGCCCTTTTGCAGGGCGCGGACATTATTTCGCCGATCACGCAGTCCCATGAGTTGGCGCGCAAATACAACCTCCGGAATCCCGATTGAATTCATCGATCCAAAAACTGCAAGCGAGTGGATGCCGAAATGAGCAAGAAAACAACGAAAAAGCAAAAGCGCGGCAAACGCGATTTAACGAAAGCCTTTTGGTGGCTGGAGGACGCCGAATACCTCGCCGAGCAGATTGATTCAGTTGCCACGATCATGCAGACGCTGGCCGGACAGATGCAGTATTACGCAGGATTCAACGTCCAGCTAGGCAAACACGCTAAGGAAATGGCCGGGGCCGCGAAGATCGCAAGGGACTGGGCTGACGCGATACGAACGCCTCCAGAAAAAAAAGTGCAAAAAAACTGAAATCTGATAAACGGGTGTTTCGAAAACGGGAGTCATTCGCATGAGCCAAGAAAAACAACTCAAGATGTTTCCATGGGTTTTGCTGATAATCGTGTTTGTGAACACCTTATGTCACGCGATTATCTAAAACCCATGGATGGCGACGTGGGGACGTATGCCAAACAAACCACCAACACATGAACGACGCCTGGCGCGCACCGGACGCAGGCACGTGGACGGGCATAGTCAGGACGGCACGACCGATCCTGTTGTGCGCGCTATCCGTAACAGCGCCCGCTATAGGCGCTTTATTGCCCTGGCCCGACGGCGAGCGCCACTATGCTGCGATCCGTTCGGCTATCACGCCAAAGACGGCATCACGCAACCAACACACCAAATCCACCACATCATCGGCCTGGCGCTGGACGCGGGCCTCGCATACGACCTAAGTAACTGCGTTGGACTATGCACGAGATGTCACGCCATGATCGAGCAACGCGTGCGAGCGGGCGAGCGGACGGCTTACATGTTCGACGGAAAGGCGATATCATGCACAATGCGATGATCACGAAACCTGTTTCGTTACCAACGTGCAATCGACGCTACGACGACGATATTGGTAAATCGATAGATCTATCGCACATGCGTGAGATCGTTCGTGTAGCGCTTGCCCTGCAGCGGCGCGGGCACTCCCAGGCGGGCGACCTGGACCCGACGACCAAGGGGAGGGGAGGGGGGG